AAAACACAATACAACGCCAACACACCGTATGACGCACAATACATCTACACCAATGCAGATGGCGAAGTGCTGGTCACGGTGCGTCGGTACAATGTGAAGGACATCACTGGGCAGCCTATGCTGAACAGCAACGGCAAGCCCAAGAAAGAGTTCAGGCCGTTTGTCGAGGGCGTTGGCTATTCCAAGTTCCCTGATATTCGCCCCATGTATAACATCCCAAACATCTTGGCATCAGAACGGGTGATTTGGGTTGAAGGTGAGAAGTGCGCTGACTCTTTGAATGATGCTGGTTACACAGCGACATGCACGATTGGCGGGGCTGGTGCGCTGACCAAGAAGACATCGGCGCAGTTCGACTTCTCTCCATTGCAGGGCAAAGAAGTAATCCTGTGGCCTGACAATGATCCGGCTGGCAAAAAGTTAGCTGACTTAATTCAAGACTTGGCTCTGGCCGCTGGTGCAAGGTCAGTCACAATGCTGACACCGCCCATGGGCAAACCTGAAGGATGGGACGCATCTGACGCTATCAGTGAAGGCTTCAACATTGAAACCTTCCTGAGTACAAAAGCTAAGTCTACAAAAACAAACATCAACCTACTGGATGATACGTTCTCGGTAGCTCGTTTCCAAGGCGAAGCACCAGAACAAAAGTTCTTGATCGAAGGCACATTCCCAATGGGTGTGCCGATTATCTTTGCTGCTGCTGGTGATTCGGGCAAAGGCATGATGACTCTCGACATGGGCATGAAGATCGCATCGGGTAAGCCAATGACAACTGCATTCGGTGGTCTGGTCAAAGAGTTCGGCAACGTGGTGATCTTTACGGCGGAGGATGACGAAGCTGAGATGCACCGCAGGATTGATCGCTTAGATCCATTCGGAGCTAGGAACGGCTACATCCACGATCTCAAGGTGGTGCCACTACCAAATGTGGGGGGTGTGTTCCCCATCATGACTGATAATCATGGTGAGTTCTCGACATCCGAAGAGTTCGAAAAAATATACGAACAAGTGTTACAGATGCAAAACCTGAAGCTCATTGTGTTCGATCCACTCGCATCTTTCGTACATGCTGATGTTAACGCTGATCCGGCTGCTGGTGCAGCTCTGACTGGTCTGCTGGCAAAGATGGCTACTGAAACTGGCGCATCGGTGCTTCTGTGCCACCACATGACGAAGATCAAGGAAGACGCAGTGATCAAGACACCAGAGCAAGCTCGTAACCTTATTCGGGGTACGTCTGCTCTTGTTGACGGTGTGCGCTCGGCATTCGCCGTCTGGCAGGTCGATACAGTTCGGGCCAAGAAAATGTGTGAGCGTATCGGTGTACCTTTCCAGCGCAACACTTGTTACGACGGCGCTGTCGTGAAGTCGAATGGTCCTGCCATGAGAAATGTTCGTAATTTTATTCGTGATATGAACACGGGCCTGCTGACTGATCGCACCGAAGAAATTACAGCGATGAACACAGGCACTGCTTTAGAGGCGAAGCTAGATGCTATGCTACAATGGATCACAGACTGCGAGAACAATGGTATCGCGCTGACACATATGAGCGGCAACAATGCAGTGCATAAGAGGTCTGAGGATTCTGACGCTCCTGATATTCTAAGAGGCGTGAGTAAAAGCTCTCTCGAAAAATATGTTCGGGATTTACAAGACGCTGGTCGCATCGACAAGTTCCAACTCACGCCAACTGGTGGTCGGGTCTGGCTTGGCTCTGTCGATGGGCCTATGAGTCGGGGTGAATACGAAGCAACAACAGCGCGAGATAATGTGTAATCAGGGGTTGCAATTTAGAAATCATTGCGTATATTAATCATTGAAACGATGTGTGTATCGGAACCCCCTAGTTAGAGGGCTACCCTCGCTTAACCAGCAGACAGGGGCATCTGATTTACCTCCTTTTGTTTCGGTTGTGTGAATCCGGCGGCAGTCCCTAACAACTGTCGCCGGATTTTTTTACGACTCGTTTACGAGCAATTGTTCGTGTTTACGAGTATCCCAATAGTCTTCGCCATAATCATGAACAATTTCTTCTTCTGCGGCGATGTCTCTCAAAGCCACAAAGTCCAAAAATCTGTTATCAGTTTCACAAATTTGCCATTCGGCATTTGGATCTGATCCGTGGTTGTAGATCATGCCTGCGCCTAAAACACAGTAATAATCCCCATCTTCATCCATGCTTTGAAACACATAATCATTCAATCGACTGTTCTTTTTAAGATCATCATCGTCTATGACCACATAGAAGCAGGACTCTATGATCTCACCTTTGGATATGTGTTGATTGGCAAAGACTCCCATACCATCAATATTTGACTCTCTAACTTTTATCAGAGTCATTTCTTTTCTCATTACGCAGCATTTCGAGTCCAGCTTGTTGGCAGCGATTCGCCATTTCGAACATTTGTTCGGCATCCATTTCCACAACCACAACCTCCTTCAGTTCATCCATGCTGATGGCTATGCCGTCGTTGCGTGGGATGATCAGTACCCTTCTCATTTCGTTCTCCTATCGTGCTACATTCTTGCCACATACTTTGTAGCACATGTCATGCCCGTTAATTACGGCTAATTACCGCGCACAAAACTGCACAGGTTTTTGTCCATGAAAAAGGTGTTGACATAGGCATTGATTGCTATTAGCTATACAGGACTATCAAACGACAACCGAGGCTAAACCAATGAATAGAGACATCACGATTACTTACAGCAAGTCTGATCTTTGGTGGAAGACCACCCTTGAAGACTTGTGGATTACCATCCTTGAGGGTGGCAGTAACTATTGGGTGGACAAGATTGATCACAATGTGACTGCTCGTGTTTACGGCAATCTGGATGGGTCAGGAATTGACACAGAGTTCAAGAGTGAGTTGCCAAGCCTAAAGAATGGTGAGCATCTCATGCAAAACTTTGAGGTCATTGTTTATCATGGCGCGGATGAGTTCGACTCCCGTGTTTACAGCGAGACTGTCAGGATCAAGACGTTCGACGTTATCTATGATGGCATCAAGCTTCTGTCTGATGACGTTAAGATGACTATCATGAACAATGGTGATTGGGACGCGAATGACGCTGACCACATCTTCCAGCTTGGCGTATTTGGAGAGGTCCGTTATGGCTAACAAGATTGATCAGGGTGTTCATCTGTTGCTGACGCATGACGAAGCGCAGGCAATTCTGCAATCCATGATCGCAGGTGAGTATGACTACCTGAACACAGAAACTTGGGATTTTAACTACAGTCCAGAGCAAAAAAGGCTTTTTTCTTTGTGGGCCAACATTCGGCGCAAGATCAAAGATGAGCTTCTGGATAGTGCGGAGCATGCGACATGAGTATGGAAAATATGAAAAAAGCATTGAGCGACGCCGCGCCCGGTTTCGATAAGGTCGTGCCTAAGTTTCTTGGTGATGGCCCTACATTGTCTAATGGACTGTTGGCCGCGCTGGCAGAGCCTAAGAAGGGTCTTATTGGTTATAAGGGTGGCAAGTATGCCGAGGCTGCTCGTCGCAACACACAGGCTAGTATCGCTACAGCGCAGAAGTTCGTTGTCAGCAATAGTCTGGTTGAGCATGCGTTTCTGGCATCCATGTCACGCCCCAAATATTTGATTGATATGTTGCAGCGTGGCATCCCTGCCTTCAGCAACATGTGGATCGAATGGGACGAGGACTTTCGTCAGGACATCGTTGCCCGTGAGATGAAAAAAGCTGGCATTGATTTTGACGCTACAAAAGCCGAAACAGCAGATCGCGTTGGCTACCACATAATGAATGTCAATGATCAGCCTCTGTACATGCCATATGTTGACGGATCAAATTTTGGTCATGAAGGAATTCATGGTGATCCAATGGGATTTCATATCTCTAATGATAGTGAAGCGGATGATTTTGCTGAACGTTATTTCGGTGATCTTGAACAATTCACTACAATAGAAGCTATGAACCTTGATTTTGAGATCACTAGCAAGTCTTTGCTTGGCGCATGGTATTATGACAAGCACAAAGATGATCCTAACTTTGAGCGTTTAAAGCGGACGTTTATCCAAATCCAAGCTGCGTCTATGCACTGGTCCGTGCCGCAACAAACTTTCGAGCGAGGATGGACCAATAAAGAGATGATGGAAATACGGGCTGGATCACTGAAAGCACAGGCTGGTGATGGCCGGTTCCTGATCGCGCTTCTGGGGTTGCTGAATTACGATCTAGTTGTTCATGAGACAGTACAGCCGCCAAAGAAGATTGATCATATCCGCTTTGGCCGTACCGTCCCTAAGAACGAGTACAAGGTCGTTACAATCAATCTGCCAAAGCCCCGTGGCAAGCGCATCTATCAGCAGATGTTTACAGGCCATGGAACGCCAAAGAAAGAGCATTGGCGGCGTGGACATTGGCGGACACTACGAGACAAATCAGGCCGCGTTAAAAAGCGAGTGTGGATCGGTGAGATGAAAGTCGGGAATCCTGAGTTGGGTACCATCGTCCATGACTATAAGCTTGATAAGAAGATGAGTTAAGGGGAGTAGGAAGGCGTCCTTTCTGGGGCGGGGGGCAGTAGGTTCGCCCTCGTCCAAGCCAAAGAACCCGATGAATTGTTCGTCACTAGCATGTCCCTGCAAGGCGGATCGTTCTGAAAGTTCAAGTAGCGGAACACAAGGCTATGAATCTCTACCTATCCAAGGCTCCCCGACGCTGTTGTGTTGACACTTGGATAAGGATGGGCAAAACCGTCGCCTTCGGCTGGAGTCCAAGCTTACAAGTCGCGGACTCGCAAACAGCAGGATTAGCGGTTAATTCATAGAACACCTATCACTAACCGAGTGAGGAAGGGTAAATGAAAGAGGCACTGCAAAAGGTCAAAGACGAGATGATGAGGCCAATCTACGAGAAGCGCAGACATCTTGGGTGTGAAATATGTGAAAATTCCTTTTATGGCTATTACAAGCCTAAATCACGGCATAGATTTCACGCCGTGCCAAATGGCAAGACATCACCGCATCCCACAAAAAAGGGCTGGCTTACAGTTCATACGCATGACGATGTTTTCTACCCAGAATGCCCAGATTGCGGTATGGACTCTTTCGTAAATGACTACAAGCAAGCAAAGATCAACATAGAACACGAGAAAGAACAAAAGCGTAAAAATAAGGCCGCAGCCGAAAAGCGCAAGGCAACCATAGAGCGCAAAAGAAAAGCTTATTGGGATAGGGTCAGACATGTGAGAGCGAACCCTAATGACATCACTATGGAAGAGTTAAAAAGCTACAACTTCATTGAGGCGCTAGTTGGCAGACCCTACTATGGCAGTCGAGACAAGGAAACGTTCTGGGATCAGAATGGTGGCAAAAACGGGAAGTATGTGGTGCAGTTCCATTCTCATTACAAAGGCCATAGCAGGTCGGGAAAGACGCATTACTACAATAATTGGTTCGATATAGAGGATACCGAGACAGGCGAAAAATTTCATGTATCACAGAGAGGGTGAACACGGTGAATTGTTCGTGTTCTGGTTTCGTTCTGGTTTGTGTTAGTTGGTTACAAAGTTGTAAGTAAATGGATGTAAGTTCATAAAGTTCAATGTTTACAATGGTTTGTTACTTACAACTTAGTGGTGGCAGTGATTGCTAAAAGTAACCAAAATGTGGGGTGTAAGTTATTGAAAAGGTTCAAACTTACAACTTCGGTTTTTTTACCCCTATAAATAGGGGGGAAGGTGTACGAACCTTCCCCCTGTAGCGTGAGGTCAACATGAGCGAAATCCAGAACAAATGCTGTGGATGCGAAAAGATAATCACAGGGGTCGTTGTCCAAAGAGATAGCGGGATCACTATGTGCGAGAAGTGCGATCAATTGGCTAGGAAGTATGAAGAGCCAAGTGCGGTCAGTAACGATGAACGTAAGAGAGTGAAGATTACAATGTCATTCGGATTGGATGATGAAGAAGATACGCTGACAGAATACGAACAAATGGTCGAGGATATGCTGGATCAGAAAGCAGAGAGAATTGGAATGATGAACGCAGGCTGGAAACAGACAGAGAGTGGTGTGTTCTATTATCCCGATGACGATAACCCTAACATAATTCATCTAAGCTATTAGGAGCGCATTATGCCAAAGGTTGGCGAGAACCTACCCAAAGAAGCATCACTGGCCGGACAGAAGCGTCTAACGCCGCAACAGCAAGAGTTCCTAAACAACTACCTGCACAAAGACATGACACAGACAGGAGCGGCTCGTGAGGCTGGCTACAAGAACCCTTCAGTGTCCGCAGTGCGCTTGCTACAAAGCAGCGTCGTACAGGAACGCCTACAAGAGATGAGGCTAGAAGCACAGTCACGCTTTGGTGTCACAATAGATAAGTCTATTCGGGATCTGAAAAAGATGCGGGATGAAGCGTGGAACGCCGGTAAAATTAGTGAGGCCATTAGGGCTGAAGAGCTACGCCTGAAGGCAGCAGGGCTACTGATCAACAAGCAGCACGTTGTGAAGGAAGATATTACCGCTGCAACCAAGGAGCAGATTACCGAGAAACTGGCTGAGTTCCGCCGTTTAGCTGAATCAAGAATGGTAAATGTCACACCGGATGTAGACGTTATTGAACATGACCCACAAGATATAGTGTAATATAGCGTAAGTCCCACTAAATCCCACTGCCCACACCGCGCGGGGGGAGGAGGCGGGGACTTCGGGGTTTTCCAGAAGAATTGTTCGGGTTCGGGACCATCGGGGTGGTCGGGATCGGGGTCTTCGGGCTTCGGGGTTGACTTCGGGCTTCGGGATCGGGGTATGATCGGGTTATCCTCCCTCGACTCGCCCGGCCATTGGCGTGATCAGTGGTCGGGTCTTTTCGGGTTCGGACCAAAACCCGTACAATTGTTCGGGATCGGGTCCGGGGTTCTTCGGGACGAGGATCCTCTAGAGAAGATCCAGCCCCCGGAGGACTCAACCTCCTCCTCCGGGGCGCTGCGAACAAACCCGTACAATTGTTCGTGTTCTTCGAAGCCCCCCGGCACCTCGTATTCGTTCCAAAAAAAAAATAAAAAAAGTGTGTTTTTGTTGTTGACCAGGGTCGCAATGGTTGCTATATATAATTCAAGAGTAAGGCAGGGGCTAGGATAGAATCTAAGCCGAAACCGGCCCAGAAAGCCAGAGAACAGACGGTGAGCATCTTGCTTTACTCGCCACAATCGAATAGGAGGCCATCATGGCTTTAGAAAACTTTATGACTAAAGAGTTCGCCGCTCAGTTCTTTGCCAAAGATCAACTGGGTCAAACCACATTCTTTGAGTGGTTGGACGAAGCTTTGACTTTCGCTGGCGACAACAAGACTTCAGACATCCGCACATTGGAACTCCAAACTGGTGAAGGCAACACCAAGACAATGTATGCAGTGCGAGTCTCAGATGCCTAGATTGGGGTTCGGGTTCGCAAGCATCGGAATGATTCTTCTCGTGCTGCTAACAGGAGTGGAGCCGATCAGTGAAGCAGCGTTTTGGATTCATGTAGGGTTGATGTACATTGCGATTGCAACCATCGGGTTGGGAGCAGCGCTTATGTACCGGAAATAGATTCGGGCTTTCTATATAGGGTGAAGGTCTGAATCTGACCTCCCAGCGGCACGGGCTGGGGGGTCTTTTTTTGTCCGTAGCTCAGAACCCGAACAATTGTTCGTTTCCACCAGTTCCACCAGTTCCGCCTGTCCCCCCGGTACCACATGATACTTTTTCTGCTTTTTCTTGTTGACAGTGTTGCAATGATTGCCTATATATAATGTATCAACCAAACAGAGGAGGCCGTCATGGCTGACATCAAAGAAGTACCGGGTGCAGGCACCTATGA